AGGGAGATTATACTTATCAGCCTGTCACATCTAACATAGAGATGGAGTACAGTAAGGACAAGAAGATACAGAGATATGACCAACTGATAGGAAGAATAGCCAACATTCCTAACCCTGCGGTTATCCCTATTGTCGCTTTAATTATACAGAGAATCTTTGAATTGTCTGGTGACGAGTTCCAGTATTACGGACATCTGATAGATGCTCTTACAAAGACACCCAATCAAGAAGATAAGAAAGAACAGGGCAATGCCCCTAAGGATGCTCAGGGACAACCTGAACAAAACCAGCAGGGACAACCAATGTCACTTCAAGAGCAAAGCGCAAGGAATATGTAAATGATTTTTGAAGACCCTAAGATAAACAAATACCTTGAGGGATTGAGAAGGAAGAACTCAAACACATTTCAGATGTTTGAAAAGAATCTTGACTTTATGATTTCTATTCAGACTGATATAGGCAAGTCACTTCTTGATGATTTAATCAGGCGGCACGAGCATTGCTTCTTTCGCATAGCCTCCACGGAGGCAACCGATGCGGAGAAGCAGACATTTCTTTACCTTAAGTCCATGATTGAAGCATGGGCAAGGAAGATAGCCGACTTTGTTAAACATAGAGAAGAATATAAAGAAAACTAAAAAAGGAGGGTATTATGCCAAATGAACAAGCCGTAGAGTCAAACATTCCCGATTCTAAAGAAGAGGCAAATGATGATTCTTCGCTGTGGGAAGTTGGTAGTGAAGCGCAGGAATCTGACGAGCAACCCAAGAAGGATAACCGTGAGCCTTCCGCATTGGGAAGAAAAGTCAAGGTTCTTGAGGACAGTATAGGGGATGTACGGAGTGCAATGAGCCGAATAGAAAGTCTTCTCGCAGATAGGGTGTATGCTCCGCAGAGTTTGTCTGAGCAAGCCGTTTCTGAACTTGATGACGAAACCCCCGTTTATACTGCCAAGGATGTACTTACTGTATTAAAGGCCGAAGAAAGAAAAGAACAGGAACGGAGGTCAAAGTATGCAGGAAGGTATCTCGCTACTGTGGATAGCCAGATAGACGACATGCATGACGAAGTTAAACGGGAACTACTTGAGAACAAGCATCTTTACCCAACGTATAGTGATTATACCAACCCATCGGCAGATGCGTTGGCAAACTATTACTTGGCTAAATCGAATATTCTTCAAGGCAAGGTTTCCGGTTCTGCTCCGAATGTGAGGGGCAAGATTAATCGGCCTATGGGAGTTGCTGCTACAACTCGCCAAACTGAAACGCACAAAGCGCCAAAGCCTTTGGATGAAGTCAGTTTAAAATTCATAAAGGCTTTAGGAGAGCAGCCCGATGCTGAATGGGTTCAGAAATCAGTATCAAGGGAAGATGAAGTGTGGGATAAGGGCAAATGAAAAGCAGATACATAAAAACCGAAAGACATCAGTTGCCGAAACATAAACGCTCTGAAAAGCTTTATGGTTCTTATGAGGACAGTAACAAATATATAAAGTGTTGGAACTGTGGCTTCATACTGGACATCACCCGTATAATTACCGGCGATGGAAATGGTGTGCAACCCATAGATGCAACACCTTCTTGTTCTGTTCCTATCCAGTCTCCTGCTATATCAGGAGGTTTAGGTAACACAACAGTTTCTTATGTATCTCCTGTATTTTCGGAGAGTGGTGGGTTATTAACAATAAATGAAATTAGTGCGGATTATGTGCTTCTACAGGAGGATGGCGGGGGAGACCCTTTGCCCACAATAACCCCAAGACTGCCTCAGGCAGTTCAGGGTTGTTCTTTCTGCGGATGCAAGAATCTGCCTTAGGAGGATACTATGTTAGGATTTGAAGTAGTTCATTCGCCTCACAAACCAATATGGGTTCCTGTGGATGGAACTCAGACCCTTGCGCATGGGATGCTGGTGTCATATGGTTTGCGAGTGCCGACAAACACAGGTGGTGTGCAAATCCTTACTGCTGCTTCTGGAACGGCTGATGTAGGAACAATGAGAACGCCTTGGGGTGTTGTTGTTGGAGACAATAACGCTACGCCAGCATTTACTACATTAGCGACAGCGGCAGTAAGAGTTCAGACCATTACCGGAGTTGACTCGGCAGTAGACCAGTTGAAGCGAGATTGGCGACTTGTAGAGGGGATGTATTCAAAGGGCGACCCGCAGCCTATGGTACAGGTTGTTCGTATAACAGCGGAAACAGTCTTGAAGGGATATTTCAGGGGAAGCGCTACGGTAGCAACAACCGTAATCCCCGAAAAGACAGCAGCAAGTGGGTTGTCAACTACCGGCGCAACCTTCGATGCTACGTTTGGCTTCACGAGCGTTGCAGATTATTCAACTCTCTGTTACACGACTGGTGCTAATGCCGGAATCTACAGGGTTAGAACGGATGCAGGTACGGCGATTACAACCAATACCAGAGCTTTCCCGGCAACGCCTGTGGCAGGAGATAAGGCAAAGTCAGTTAATATGAGGCAGGGCATTTGTAATCTTCAAACCGATACGACTTATGGTTTGTGGATTGATAATGCATCTACGCCAGCTACCAACTACTGGACAGTAAATTGCCTTGAGATAAACTTAATGACCGACCCCGGCAATGAGTATGCTATCTTCTCATTCATGGGCGAACAGTTTTGCACAAGCAATAGTGCAAGAGTAACCACATAAGGAGGTAAGTCATGGGTAATCCATTGTTAAGCAGCCAGTTCATGCGCCTTTTGGATGACAGGCTGAGAAAGGTTTCTGTCGATACCTTTAAGGAACTACCTTCCATGAAAGACCGCCTTTATTCGGTTATGAAGTCTGACAAGGCTTGGGAAGAGTTCTATGGTGTCGGTGCGGTTCCTGATATTCCGGCGTTTGATGGTCTGTTGGAATATCTTGGTGTAGCCCCTCAATACTATACGCGCGTGGAGCCTAAAATCTTCGCGGGCGCTATAGCGATTGACAGGCAGTTAATTGATGATGAACGATATGGAGTCATCAATGGGAGACAGGCAGGGCTTATTGAGTCTGCCCATAGAGTGCAGGAAAAGTATGCCGCGCAGGGATATGCATATGCGTTCAGCAATGCCTTTACGTTTATGCAGAATGAAGAAGCAGTCGCATTGTGCTCTTCTTCGCATACGACTAAATCCGGCGCATCTACAAGCAGCGGGTTCGGCAATGCAGGTAGTACCGCAATGTCCAAGACCGCCATATCCGCAACTCGTATCTTGATGAAGCAGTTCAGGAATGAAATCGGGCAGAGAGTCATCATTGATCCCGATACAATTCTTGTTCCTGATTCAATTTACGATGCAACGTGCGAAGCCGTAGGATGGTCTGAAAAGGGTGCTTCTTCTGACCGCGACCCCGACAGCGCCCACTATGGCAAAATCAATCCTCAGTACAGACGATGGAACGTCATCCCTTATCCGAGACTTGATGATTTCGATACCAACAACTGGTTTATGCTCGATTCCAAACTCATGAAGAACTTCATGATATGGATTGACCGCATTTCGCCGGAAATCGAAACCACGCGAGACTTTGAATCGAAGATGTTCAAGCAGAGCGTCTATACGAGATTCGGCTACGGCTGGACTGACTGGCGCTTCATATACGGGCACAATGTTTCGTAAGTAATTTCAAGTAGTTTGTTATTTGACAATTTAGTGTTAATAAGTTACTTGACATCGGTTAAACCATTGTAGTTGTTGCCAATCCAGCAACAATGAATTGAGGGTATGGGGGGCGGGATAAGAATGGAGGATATATGGCCGTAAGCAGATTTCCCAATGGGATATTCACGCCGTTTGTTTCTGGTGGCGGGGCTATTTGGGATGGAAGCGGAACAGCTTATTTTGTGGACAATAACTATGGCAGCGACAGCAACTCAGGTGATTCATGGGAAAAGCCCTTGAAGACGTTTGCAAGGGCGACAACTCTGAATAACATTGACATTGCAAGGGGCGCTGACCGATGGGCGCGAAGGAACGCAATCTTCTATTGTGCTGATACGGAAACGGCTACGATAGTAGCTTTTCCTAATAAGTGCGATGTGATAGGTTGCGGCTCCTACGATGCAAACAAGATGGCCGGTATTACAGGGAATCATGCTCCTGTGAATGCGGCAAACTATGGTACAAGGTTCTACAACATCTGGTTTAAAGGGCCAGCAGTAGCATCTCCTTTGGTTACTTTAGCGAGCACTTCAAGTGGTATTGAGTTTGAGAACTGTGTGTTTGATGCTCATGCTTCAACGACCACAGGGATTACAGCGACAGCTTCTCCGTTCCTTAAGGTAAGAAGTTGCAGATTCCAAGGGGCTTTTGCAACGTCTTACATTTCCATTGGGGCGGGAGAGTCCGGCGCTACAGTAATCAGGGATTGCATTATGGGTGACGGCGCGGCAGTAGGTATTCTGGTTGATTCAGGAGCTACTGCTTCGTGGCGTTCAGTCATAAAGGACAACTTCATACAGACAGGAACAATCACGATTGATGAAAACTCAGACCTTTACTATATCATCGGTAATGACCTGATTAGCGCGGCAGCGGGCGCAACTGTCGGAACAATGGCAAATGCAATGCAATGCGACATCAATGTGTTCAGAGCATCCGGCAACAGACTGGCTTGCTCCAATGTCTGCGGGATTGTTGTTCCTCCTGTTGACTCTACAACTTAATGGTGAGTGATATGAAACATAACTGTGAAGTATGTGGAGAAGTTTTCGATAGGAAATCTCCAAGTAACATCTGCCCTGCATGTCTTGTGCAGCCGGAGATTGTAGAAGAGGTTGCAGAGGTTATCATAGAGAGTAGTGTTACAGATAACCTAACGAAAGCGAAGAAGAAGTGAATATCTCCATAGTAGGAAAAGGAAGC